GGTTTCGCCTACACAGGTAAAATTAATCTCCGCATTGGATGGGGACCGGAAGCGTGAAACTCTGGTAGATGTGACCGCACAGATTCCGGAATTTGCATATGGAAGGTACATGGATAATGAGACGTTCCTGATTGCGCTTCAGTCCAAGTTTATTCCTGGTGATGACCGGGAACTGATCCTGAAATTTGCCGGAACCGTTGAAAATGGGACGATCGCACAGTACAGTGATGATGGTGTTACACAGAAAGCAACAGTTAAAACAGGGATTGCTTCGAAAGGCGAAGCGCTGGTTCCGAATCCGGTGAAGCTGCGTCCGTTCAGAACATTTATCGAGGTTGAGCAGCCTGTCAGCTCTTTTGTATTCCGTATGAGGCAGGATCGGGATGACGGTGTGGAGTGTGCCATTTTCGAAGCTGACGGCGGTGCCTGGAAGAATGCCGCTATGAAAAACATCAAAGAGTATCTGCAGTTTGAACTCGAAGAACTTCCGCAGTTTACAGTGATTTCATAAAATAGATACCGCCCTGTCCGTTTTGGATGGGGCGGGGATTGGAGAAAACATGAATAAAGTGGTTTTGGTGGGCCGGCTGACAAGAGACCCGGAGGTGAGATATTCACAGGGAGAAAAAGCGACTGCCATCTGCAGATATACATTGGCAGTGGACCGAAGATATAAAAGGGAGAACGAACAGAATGCGGACTTCATTCCTTGTCTTGTGTTTGGAAAGTCAGCGGAATTTGCTGAGAAATATTTTCGGCAGGGGCTGAGGATTTCCGTATCCGGGCGGATACAGACCGGCAGTTATACGAATAAGGATGGTGTGAAAGTCTATACAACAGAGGTCATTGTGGAGGAGCAGGAATTTGCGGAGAGCAGAAGGGAACAGTCGCAGAATAATCCTGATCAAAATCATTCTGGCCAGAATCAGAATAGTTATGGCGGAAATGCTTCTGGCGGGGACGGGTTCATGAATATTCCGGATGGAATTGATGAAGAACTGCCGTTCAATTAGTTGGGCGGTGGTCATATGAAGAACGTAAACGAAAACAGGCCATCGGAGATCATAGGGGAATTTCTTCGTTTGATAGAGCGGAGTCATAGAGAATTTACAGAGAATGAAAGGGCATATAGGGAACTCGATAAAAAGACTTCTGATTGGGCGCATAAATTTGAGTTTGCCAGGGATAAGGGCGAAAGAAATAAACTGGGTACAGCATACCATAAGGAACGACAGAAGAGGCGTGAGTATAAGGACATGGCAAAATTATATGAGGCTATTCATGAATTTGCAATCTCAGAGAATAACAAGCCTGCGATAAAAAGACTGAAAGGGATGCTTTCCAGACAGAAAAACACAGAGAACTATTTATTTGGTGATAGAGAATATAAGGCAGGTGAGAACGATGGCAATGATTCTTGAAGACACGCGGCAGCAGGAAAAAAAGCATGAAGCGAAGCATGAGTATTTCAGGAAGGTGGGTGTGCATTGGAATCGGACCGCATTATACTGCGGAGATTATACATTACCTGCCGACCAGAGCGTATGCGTTGATACCAAGAAAGACATCCAGGAACTGATCGGGGATATCCAGGTGCATAAAATGTCTAAAAAGGAAATTAAAGCGGAAGTGTATAAAATCTCAGAAAGCAATCACATAGCCTTCGATGAGGCTGAGAAGATATTCCATGCGGTTTGCGATGATGATACGTCCAGATTTGCGGAAAAAGAGATCAATGAGTTGTGCTTTCTCTATGGTATCTCAGAACGTATAATTTCCGAGTTTCAGAAACTCTATGTAAAAAGATATGGATTCTTTCACCGGGGACTGAAGCGGGCTCAGAACAGCGGAATAAGGCTGATCATTCTGGCAGCAAATAAAGAAGGCGTTTCGGATCTGGAGCAATTATCTGCGTGGGAAAATCCGCGGATGGCGAGGTACAGCAAGATTCGGTATATGCACAGTATCGGACGGTGGAAAAATATAAAATTGCCCAGGTCTGAGCCGAAGAGCGGAGATTGGCTGGCGAAGGCCTGCCGGACGATGCAGGACAAATACGGATGCGAATTTGTATTCTGCAGCGAGGAAGAGCAGGGGAAAAGAGTGCTCGAACTATTAGGAATCGAGGTATAGGAGATTGGCAAAGGAAGGAATAGACAGTTTCCTTTTAGATTGCCACACTAACGATAATATTTCGGAGATAGAAGCAGAATTTGGAGTAAAAGGGTTTGCTGTAGTAGTCCGGCTCTGGCAGAAAATATACGGTGAAAAGGGTTACTACTGTGAATGGATCGAGAGAAGTCCTCTGCTATTTTTGGCAAAATGGTTTGGTGGGAATAGTGGAGTGACCATCAGTTTAATAACCGAAATTGTTGACAGGTGCTTAAATAATGGGATTTTTGATGGTCAAATGTATGAGAAATACTCCATTCTCACATCGGCCAGGATACAGAAACAATACTTTGACGTGGTGAAAAGGCGTGAAGAAATTCCGGTTAAAAAAGAGTACCTTTTGATTAGTGTTGACAAAATTAAGGGAATTGTATGCAAAAACACGGATTCTGCAAGCAGAACTGAAAAAAATGCATGCAAAAACTCCACAAGTAAAGAAAAGGAAAGTGAAGTAAAAGAAGAGATTACAGTATCTAAAGATACTGTTCGTCAGACTGAGGTCCGACGCGCTGTTGAGGTCTGGAACAAGCTGGAAGCATGCGGAATTGCCAGGGTATCAAAGCTCAATGCTTCCTCCCAGCGGTATAAGATGCTGTCAGCCAGGATCAGCGAATACGGAATCGAAGATGTCTTAAAGGCAATTGATAAAGTGGCCGGCAGCAGGTTCCTGCAGGGAAAGAACGGGGGCAGCAGGCAATGGCAGATCACGTTTGACTGGTTTGTCCGGCCGAATAACTTCCCGAAGGTCCTGGATGGAAATTATGACGATAAGAAATCCGGATATGACAATCAAGGGCCGGTTAATAGCGATGTACCATGGCAGTAGGAGGTAAAGAATGCTGAATGAAAGTGAGATCAGAAAAACCATTACCGTTATGAAGCCGGATAATCAGCTGTTTGAGATTCGGGTGATTTACAGCAATAAGGCAATGTACAGCGGTTATTTTCAGAATGCAGATGCCCTGATGCGCGGATTTGATGAACTCCGGAATTTTGGAGACTGCAATATCTATATTACCCTTAATTCACTGAATCCTGCCTGTTATGACCGAACCCAGAAGGACCGATTCGAAAAGAACTCAAAGACATCTACAAGCGATAATGATGTGGTTGGTTATGACTGGCTGATGATTGACCTGGATCCAAAACGTCCGGCGGGAACATCATCCACTGATGAACAGATCCAGAAGGCCAAGGCGAAGGGCAACGAGATATTCCAATTTATGAGAAACTTAGGGTTTGATAAACCTCTGTTTGGATTCAGTGGAAACGGTGTACATCTCCTTTACCGGATCCGGCTGAAGAACAGTGATGAAAATAAAAAGCTGCTGGAGAAGTCATTAAAAACGCTGAACATGCTTTTTTCAACGGATGAAATAGATGTGGATATGAAAAACTATAATCCATCCAGGGTATGTAAACTTTACGGAACACTGGCGCAGAAAGGCAGTAATACGGCAGTGCGGCCACATCGAATGAGCTATATTATCGGCGATCCGGAAGTGATCCGGGTGAATGATATCAAATATCTGGAAAAGCTATGTGATCTTTATCCAAAAGAGGAAAAGCCGCAGCGGTACAACAATTATCAGCCGCGGGAATTTGATCTGGATGAATGGCTGAGCAAATATGGGTTGCGATACCGGAAGGCAAGCTATTCGGACGGAACAAAATATATTCTGGATTGCTGCCCGTTTGACAGCAACCACAAAGGTAAGGACGCCTGTATCTTCCGTTCCCGGACTGGGGCAATTGGATTCCATTGTTTTCATAATTCCTGTGCGGATAAGACCTGGAGAGATGTGCGGATCCTGTATGAGCCGGATGCATACGAAGAACGGCAGCGCCAGTATGAGCAGCGCATTTATTCCCGGCAGAAGCCGCCGGAGCCGAAAAAAATAGAAGCGAAGGACGGAAAGCCTGTATTTTATACTGCAAAGGATATTTTAAATCTCCCGGTGGAGGAAGAATCCTTTGTAAAATCAGGAATCAGTCTCATTGATCAGAAGATGCGCGGGCTGAAGAAAACGTATGTATCTGTGATTTCTGGCCTGCGGGCATCCGGGAAGTCCAGTGTGATATCGGAAATCTGTCTGGATTGTGTGGAATCAAATCATAATGTCGGTGTATTTTCCGGAGAGCTGGCGCCAAAAAACTTTATGCGGTGGATGAACCTGCAGGCTGCCGGTAAGGGTTATGTAGAGCCGACACAGTTCGAAGGTTATTACAATGTGCGGCGCAGGTATCAGAAAGAGATTGCTGAATGGCTGGGAACTCATTTCTGGCTGTATAACAATGAGTATGGCAATGACTATACGGCGATTATGGAACAATTTGAGAAGAAAATTGAGGAAAATAAACTGGACCTGCTGATCCTGGACAACTTGATGGCATTTAATATTTCCAACCTCGGAGAAACCAAATATGACGCCCAGACGGGTTTCGTATTGAGCCTGCAGAGACTGGCAAAACGAAAAAACGTGCATATCATGTTTGTAGCGCATCCGAGAAAAGCGTTGGGATTTTTGCGGCTGGACGATATTTCTGGAACCGGAGATCTGGGAAATGCGGTTGACAATGCATTCATTGTACACAGGGTAAACAATGATTTTATCCGGTTGAGTAAGCTCATGTTTGACTGGAAGAGTGATAATGCGTTGTATAATGCCACGAATGTCATTGAGATTGCGAAGGACCGGGACGGCGGTATGCAGGACTATTTCATTCCTTTGTTTTACGAGAAGGAGAGTAAGAGACTGAAAAATGACAAGGCTGAGAATAAAATTTACGGATGGAATAAGAAGGATGATGGCTTTATGTCTGCAGAAAATATGGAAATTCCATTTTGACAAAGGCGGCAGGGTATGAAAGAAGAGGAACTTAGAAAATATTATGATGTTTATACAGATTGCTGGAAGCTGTTTCGGAAATATTCCGTTCCGGACGATTCCAAAGAGTTTTGGGAAAGGCTTCGGGATGAAATGGAGGAGATCTGGAATAGGCATGGGAAAAGTGAGCATGCAAAAAAGATCCTTCTGGCGACCAGGGATGAAATAGAAAAGCTATGGAGGAAAGGAAAGCAGATTGAGCAATGAGAAAAGGAGACAGTATGTATGCGCCCTATTATGCAAGAATCCAGGATCTGCTGTTTCAGGGGATGGAAATCAAAGAGGTGTGGTTGTATATGCAGATATTTTTCAATGTGTATGGCTCGTATCAGACATTTCACCATTATCTTAAGGTGAGCGGGCTGAGATGGTTTATTCCGATGAAAGTGAGGGAGAAATGATGTTGGAAGAAGAAAGGGCGGATGTGATCATCAGGGAGATTCTGGATCACTGGGATGATGAAGAGTGGGAGGCACCGGAATGAGGAGGGTATTGAAATATCCGGGCAGTAAATGGAATGTTGTGAAGCAGATCATATCCATGATACCGGAACATCACAGTTATGTGGAGCCGTTTTTCGGCAGCGGCGCCGTATTGTTTAATAAGTCGGAGTCGGATATTGAGACAGTCAACGATTTGGATTGGGATGTAATAAATCTGTTTCAATGTATTCAGGAGAATCCGGAGAAATTGGCCCGCCTGGTCATGACAACGCCATACAGCAGACAGATGTATGATGATTCTTTTAAGGATGATCCGGTTGCGGCCATGCTGTTGGGCGCGGATCGATACCATAAAGCCTGTCAGTTTCTTGTGAAATGCTGGCAGGGTCATGGATTCCGGACAAATGGATATAAAGTTGGCTGGCGGCATGATGTGATAGGCAGGGAAAGTGCTTATGCACTACGGAACTGGTACCGTCTGCCGGAATGGATCATAGAAATCGCGGAAAGACTCCGGAAGGTCCAGATAGAGAACAGGCCTGCTCTGGAAGTGATCAATCGATTTAACCATGAAGGGGTATTTATGTATCTGGATCCTCCATACCTTTTAGGCACCAGGAGCGGAAAACAGTACAAATTCGAAATGCAGGATGCAGAGCATGAAGCGATGTTGAATGAGTTGCTGCAGAGCAAGGCGAAGATCATGATATCCGGGTACGATTCGGAAATGTACAACGAATATCTGAAAGACTGGGTACGAGTCGAGATGAGGAGCTGTGCGGAACATGGAAAGCCGCGGAAGGAAGTTGTGTGGATGAATTATGAGGAAATGCAGTTGAGTTTAAATTTGTAGCAGGAAAGGAGCCAAGCCTCCGGCCGGGGTGACGTGTACACGGGCTTCTTTTGAGAAAAATGCAGGAAATACTAGATTTTTTAAGTGAAGATGAAAAAGAGATACCAGTAAAAGATAAGAACCTGGAAGAGTGGAAAAAGAAGAAGAGCGAAGCCCGCGCCCGCATGGTCGCCATGCAGAGACAGCCATATGAGGTTAAGAAGAAACGTTCAGAGTTTCGCGCAAATGAATTCGTAGACCAGATGGATGAAAGAGGAAAAGAGGCCCATGTCTCTGTCGGGGGACTGGACAGCATCACACTGCATGTGTTTTTGAAATCTATTGGAATTAATGTGCCTGCTATATCGGTATCAAGTCTGGAGGATAGAAGTATTCAGAAAGTACATAAGGCACTGGGGATCACAGTTCTCCAGCCGTACAAATCAAAAGTACAAGTGATCAATGAGATTGGTTTTCCTGTGATTAGTAAGCGTATTGCTGGAAAAATTGCGCTATTGCAGAATCCGAGTGAGAAGAATAAGACAGTGCGTCATGCAATCATTACAGGCGAATGCGGAGAACTGGGGCATTATGCGAAGAATAGCAGAATGAAGTTGCCGCAGAAGTGGCTGAAACTGTTCGGTGGGTATGAGAACGAAAATGAGGGAGTCCATTACCAGAAACCGAACTTTAAGATATCAAATGAATGCTGCTATTGGCTAAAAGAAAAGCCGTGTGATGATTGGGCAAGGGAACATAACAGTTTTCCGTTCCTTGGGATGATGGCATCCGAAGGAGGGCAGAGGGAAGAAGCGCTTACCGATCATGGCTGTAATTACTACGGCAAGACAGTCATGAGATCGGCGCCGTTCGCGCCGTATCTGAGGAATGATATCCTGACCCTGGCACAGGAGATGGACAAGTGGTATCACGCCCATGTAGATATCTTCGAACGCTTGTATTACGGGCAGCCCTACAGCAGGGACCGGAAAGGGAATGTGATACCCTATGAGCCGGTTAAGAGTATTATCCCTGAGATTTATGGGAAGATTGCCGTAGATGAAGAAGGAAATATGGAAACGACCGGAGCGCGGCGGACAGGTTGCAGTATGTGCGGCTTCGGGATCCATATGGAAGAGCGGCCGCATAGATTTGATAAATTGCGGGAACGCAACCCGAAAGAGTGGGAGTTCTATATGTACCGATGCTGTACGGATCCGGATACTGGAGAAAAGTATGGATGGGGAAGGGTCCTGGATTATATAGGAGTCGAATGGGAGGATATGCCAGGCGAACAGATTGATTTAGCTGAGTGTTTTCCGGGGGTGATGCCATGATGGACAAAAGAGAAGTAGACCCATCTCAGACATATGATGAGCGTATGAAACGTTTTTGGCATTACATGGAGCATAAGGAGATGAATGAGCAGTGGATTGAGACATGTGTAGGGGAGCTCAGGATTATAGTTGAAGCGTTGGCAGATTATTATGACATGGCAGACAAGATTGTTGAGGCAATGGAGATGGGATATCCTAAAGCTGCATGGAAAAACCGTCTGGAAAGAATCAAGCAGATTCAGACAAAGATAGAAGAGTCAACAGGGTATAGCAGAGTCAACAGGGTATAGCAGAGTCAACAGGGTATAGCAGAGATGGTCAGTTAGAAATCTGTATGAAGCGGAAACCACGTAAGGATAATGATATTGGAGAAGAAGCGCTTGTGCTTGCTTTCAGGTAAGTAGTTGGGATTCAATGGGTGTGATGACATGAAAGATGGGTTAATAATAGACTGCTTCGCCGGTGGCGGCGGGGTAAGCGTAGGAATAGAAATGGCACTTGGCCGACAGGTGGACAATCAACGGACAGCACGTTAGGTACAATTACCACGAAAGACAGGTTTGGTCTGGTAAATGTTCTTCTTGAAATAGATGGAGAGACTTACATAATATCAGACATCTTTTTGAGAATGTTAAAGCCAGAAGAATTAAAATTGCTCCAGGGTTTTCCGGAGGATTACATCATTGACCGGGATTATAATGGGGGCAAATATCCGGTCAGCAAGCAGGTGGCGCGGATCGGAAACAGTGTGGTGCCGATCATGGCCAGGAAGCTGGTGGAAGCGAACTGCGGATATCTGAAAATCGGAGAGCGTCAGCCGATTTGGCAGATAAAAAATTCAGTAGAAGAGGAAAATAGGCAGATGCGGTTTGCATAAATGGAGATTAAGAGAAAATATGAATAACGGAAAGAGGTAAGGGAAAATGAGACTGATTGATGCGGATAACTTAAAAACTTTAGTTACCGCTGTATCTATTGCAGACGGGTATGATGCCGGATTTGTGAATGAATTTTGCAAACTTATTGACAGCCAGCCTACCGCCTATGACGTGGATAGGGTTGCGGAGAAGCTGACAGAATACGAGGAGATTATAGACAAACTGGCGAGCTATGTTGTAGAAAAAGCATATTATTGTCCGGTTACCGATAAATATACAATCCGTACTGGATGCGTGGGCCTCCGTAAGCCTGGGTGCAAAGAGTGCATGCTGAAGCACATGGAGGATTTTAAGATCCCGCCCCGGATAACTTGTGTCAAAATATATGAAAAAGATTGAACAGGAGGATTCAGAATAAGATGGAGAAGATAGTGAAATACGTTTTTAGATTCTTAGCCATCTGCCTAACATGCTATATGGCAGTAGAGTAT